AAAGGGAAATAAATATTCCCCAAGTCTTTTTGATCAGGTTATAGGAGGCTTTAGAATGGGAGGCCAAGCTTATAGTAATATATTTTCAGGTAAACCTATAATGACTGATATAGATAAAATAAGAGGTGATGTGGAGAAAGGTATTGTAAGAGATTCTGAAGGAAACGTAACTCATCAAGCGAATGAGTCTGGAGACATAGTTGAAGTAGAACAAAAAGACGAAGACGATATATTCACCAAAAGAATGAAGGAGTATACAAATCAAAATTTACAATTGTTAAACAAAATTGGAGATATGAGCGAAAAGGCTAGAGATAGAAATATGTTAAGAGCAGGAATTATGGATCTTGCAGGCTCTCCTTTAATAGGAGGACAGGCTGCATTGGAAGCCGCTAAAAATGTTGGAGCCCTAACCCTCGGTAACATGGGAGCCATGGCTGCTCAGAATAGAGTCTTGGAAGCTAATCCAGTAAAGAATAGATTCGCTGGCAGATATTTTAGGTAGTAGAATGGCATTAGGTACCTGGTCAGATCCGTATGGAGCACTAGGAGGAGGATTACCCAGCACAGGTGATATCTCAATGTTTTCAACCCCAAGTTCAGGACTGGGGTCACGCTTTGGAGGAGGCAACATGTTTGGAGCAATATTTGGAGGAGGTCTTAGTCTTTTTGGTAACATGATGGCTGCTAGAGCTCAGGCTAGTGCGGCACAGGCTCAGATGGCGGCATCTGCTGACCAGTTGAAGAATAATATAATGATGAATAGAGAAGCTAGAAAGGGAAACCTAGCTAAATTTATTGGACAGAATGTAGCAGACTATGGATATGGAGGAGATTTAGATTTTGAAAGACAAAAGAGAGGAGCCATATTTGATAAAACAAGAGGACGTGATTTAGATAGAGCAGCTTCGTTTGCAGATGCTAGGCAGATGTTAGGACTACAAATGGATCCAATGGCTAGAGAAATGAGACAAGGTGCTATGCGGCGTAGAATACAAGAAGAGACAGCTAAACGCCAAGCTGAGATGCGTGGTATGTATGGACCAATAGCGTAAAGGGAGAATTATGGGATCACCTAAAGTTACGTATGAGGCACCTAAAATTGAGAAGGATACTACTTTTGCTGAGTACTTAGAATATCAAAAAGACCGTGAAGCTAAATTAGAGCAACGTGCGGCGGACGAACGTGCTGCGGAGGCTGCTAAGGATTTATCAAGAAGAAAGACAGGTGCAAGAGGTTTACAAAGTCTTTATGATCGGACTGCAAGCCAACTACAATCTGGTTTAATTAATTATCAGGGAGCACAAGATACCTTAAGAGGATACATAGATAAATATGATTTAACAGCTGGAGGCTTTGGTAAAGATTTTAAAGATAAGTTACCGTATAAGAATCCTCAAAAATATCTAAATGAGTTAGACAAGCTGTATTCAGGTAAAGATGGTTTACTATCTCAGCAACGAACAGCTGGTGTAGGACTCGCTTACAAAGATATTTTAGGAAGAGAGGCTACATCTAAAGAACTAAAAGATGCAATGAGTAATTTAAACTTACAAGCATATGGAGGAGCTGGCATACAAGGACTTAGAGACTCTCTAAAATCTTCACAAGAATATACCAAGAAATTTAATGATAATTATTTAGATAATTATTATGATGTTAAATATGGTGATCAAACTGTTAATAAAAAAGGTGAAAAAACTGGAAAGCGTATATTTAACTTTGATGCTTCTTTACTACCTACCTTTGATGGAGACTTAGCAGACAAATCAGGAGTTGACTTTACCACTGGAAAAGAGTTTGAAAAATATTTTAAAAAGGGAAGAACTGTTGCAGAACTGGAATCCCAACAACAGAACATTAGAGATACCAGACAGTTTATTTTCAGTTCTGGTTTGCAGAATCTACAGGGTGAAATAGATGAAGAACTTGCGAAGATTAGAGTTGAGGGAACTAAAGATGTAGCTAAGATACAACAAGAAGGTGCTTTATACGGACAGTTGTTAGGTGGATTTAATTTTTAGAAAAATATGTATTGTTATAATAAACTTATACTTTTATAGAGACTCATGAGTAACAAAGATTTAACAGAAGGAAAAGACGATTATTTTGACATTAATAGATTCCAACAGCTTCTGTCAAAATTGGAAGGATCTAAGAAAAGACAACAGAGACAAAGATCAGTAGAAGGGCGTAGAGACATCTTTGCTCAAGGTCTTGCTGGCATGATGGGTAACTTCTAATTTTCATAGTAATATTTCCATAGGCTATCGAGATGACAAATTCTGCTACAAACAAATTTGACGACACATTTGAAGAAGACGATTATTTTGATCTGGATAAATATCGTCAGGCAGCTCAGGTAGCTTACGATTTTTCTAAGAAAAAAATGGAGGATGCTGGTGAACAAGAACGCAAAACAATCGCGAAAGGTGCAGAAGAATCTAGAAAAGACGAAGAAAGAGACCGTAACCAGGCCAAATCAGCTTATAGCTATTAAAGCGTTTGAACACTGGGTAGATAATTTAGACTCCTCTACGCAGGAGTCTTTTTGTTCTTTTGTTTCTGATAATAATTCGGTAATTGAAACCTATCTTTATTGTAGATTTTTAGGGTATGAAGGCAGCGTAGCTTCTTGTGACTCATGGATAAAAGATAATTATAAAAAACCTGACCATAGAAAAAAATTGTTATATGAAATAGATGAGATGCAGGAAGATATAAGAAAGTTAAGAGAGGATATTGAAACCGGAAATGTTAGACGTGATGCAGGTGTGGGTCGAATTGCCCAAATGCAGAAAGAGCTAAGAAGCACCATTTCAGAAATAGAAAGTTTTACTAACATGCGAGATCGTAAAGGTTTACTAATGGCTGGTGCTGATAGAGCCATACGTGAATTAATGTTTATTTTTAAAGATGATCCTATAGAAACTCCCTTAGAAGAAGCCACTATGAGTGTCTGGGCTAGAATGCAACTGGAAGAATAGTTCAGTTAAAATAAGGAGAAGTGAGTAAATAAAAGTATTACGTAATGGCTAAGAAAAAAATGCCACCCCAGCTTCTTGAGTATTTTAAAAATAAAAATGAAAAGAAGGAAGATGGGTCTGAGATGAGTGATAAAGAGAAACGTATGGCAGCTCTAGATAAAGCTAGGAAAGCTAAGAAAGCAGCCAAAACTTACAAAGATAAGAAAGATAAATAAACAGTAGAATTAGTTTTATACAAATGTTCTACAAGGATAAGTATTATTATGCCTTCTAAAAGTGAAACTGAAACGGCAAAGTTAAAAAGATTACTTGCTGCTGAAAAAAGAAAAAAATCTGTAGAGACTGCAAAGTTAAAAAGATTGATAGCTATGGAGAAAGCTAAGAAAGAAGGTAGAATGGGAGGACCTGGTGCTGGTCGACCACGTAGAGGTAAAAAAACACCTCCTATAGAAAAGGCTCCTAGAGCACCTAGAGGAAGAAAAGTACCTCCTAAGCAAGTTAATCCTAGAGCAAAGGCTCCTGCACCTAGAGGAAGAGTAGAACCTCCTATAGCAAGAGCACCTAGATCTAGAGGAAGAGTAGCACCTCCTATAGCAAGATCACCTGGACCTAGAGGAAGAGTAGCACCTCCTATAGCAAGAGGAAGAAGAAAACCTGCACCAGGAAGAAGAGTACCTCTTAGAAGAAGATAAAACTGTTAATGAATAGAAAGTAAGTTACTATTTAGTAGTAGCTTACTTTTTAATTAGTGCCTTCATATACTCATCTAGCTTATAGACGAAATGCTAAAGCTGCGGCCCGTAAACAGCAAATTAAGAAACCTAAGAATCTAGAGTTAATAAAAAAAGCTAGAGAAGACTTTGGTTATTTCTGTGAGTTTGTAGCTGATAAACCGCCAGCTGAACATCATAGAATTTGGCATAGGCATTTCATTACGAATGAAGACAGCAGTTGTTTATTAAAAATTGCAGGACCTAACATTGATCTTTTAGCTCCTAGAGGATCAGCTAAATCCACTGTATTAGGATTACTTACTGCTTGGGCCATTGGTGTTCATACACAGGCTAAGCAGCCTCTACAGGTCTTATACCTGTCTTACACTGTGGATATTGCTAGATCTAAGTCTGCAACAATTAAAAGGATTATAGAAAGTAAAAGATATCAAGAAGTATTTCCAAAAGTAAGGTTACTTAAAAATGTAACCAGTAATGAATATTGGTCCATAGATCATAAGTTTGCAGGTATAGATACTACTGGTGAAGAACAATTTACACTATGTGCTGCTGGACTAAAAGGTTCAGTTACATCTAAGCGTTCTCATCTAGTTATGATTGATGACGCCATAAAATCATCAGCTGATATTGCTAATCCAGATATCAGAAACCAGATGAAAGAAAACTGGAATGCGGTTATAGCACCTACTATGTTTGAAGGAGCTAGAGCTATTTGTTTGGGAACTAGGTTTAGACATGATGATATTCACTCTACTACTTTTAATGAACAGAATAATTGGACACAGATTGTTTTATCAGCCATACAGAATAATTCTAAAACGGGAGAAGAGGAATCTTATTGGCCTGAAATGTGGTCTTTGGAATATTTAAAAGAGAAGAAAAGACAAGCTCCTATAGCTTTTTCTTTTCAATATATGAATCAAATAGTTAGACAAAATGAATTATCGTTAGCACCAGAATTGATAGTAAAAGCAGAGATCGCTACTGAGTTTGATACGTTGGGAATAGGAGTTGACTTATCTGCAGGAGTAAAGGAAAAAAATGATTATACCGTTATGGTTCTTGGAGGCCGTATTGAAGATCGTATTCACATAATTGATTATCGACGTATTCGAGTTATGGGTAACCTAGAAAAATTAGATGCCCTAAAAGAGCTTCTATATGACTGGTCAATAATAGGAAAAGATGTTAATGAAAATTATTTTCCTACCTATTCTACATGTGATGTCTGGTCAGAGGCTGTACAGTACCAAGCATCTTTAGAGGCTGATTTTAAAAGAGTTTGTCAACAGAATGAAGGACTTTATAATTTAATCTGGCATCCTGTTAAAGGATTTAGAGCAGATAAACTTGCACGTTTTCGGGGAATAATGGGAATGTTCGAGGATAGAAAAATAATATTCAACAGGTTTAGAAACTTTACAACCATGTTTGAAGAACTGACTAATTTTGGTATTAGTGGACACGATGATTGTGTAGATGCTCTAGTCTGGCTTGTGAATGGATTAGCTCGTAAAGGTCAACTTCATTTAGACTTTTAATAGAAGGTATAATAAAACTATGGGACCTGAATATATTGCCGTCATTTTCAGTGCTGTAATATCCTCCTTAACTGGGGGAAGTTGGGTAGCTGGTAAAGTTTTGGAAAGGCATCGTGAAAGATTAAAGGATGCTATACAAAGAGTAGAGAACCAAAGATTACGTATTAATGCTTTGGAAGAACATGTAAACCGTATGCCATTGGAGTATGTTTTAAAAGTGGATTTCGTTAGAGAACTACAAGAAATGAACGATCATTTCAGAGCAATCCATAATAAGCTTGATAAACTAGTAGAAAAGCTTATAGACAAATGAGTTATGTTTTAGAAGTAAGAGAAACTGATGGTGAGTTATCGTTAAATTTACCAGAAGAGATACATGCTGAATTAGGCTGGATTGATGGAGATTTGATTGAATGGAATGTAAAGGGACCTGGATTACTTTTAAATAGATTAAATGAACCTTTTGAAGTAGAAATAAACGAAGAGTAGAATATAAAAAATAGT